CTACGAATTGAATTACATAAGCTGCTGAATCTGTTAATACGAATACATAATCCTTACCTGATACAGCTCCTACGATCTTGTTCCCCGCATCTAGCCTAAACGTACCAGCTGTGTTTGTAGCTGTTGGTGTGTATGTATTATAGTCTTCCTGATTCGAGAATCTAATGAACATTGGATCTTGACTTGATGTTGTTCCAATAGTTGTTTCTGTTCCAAAATGAAATAAATGTCTATCTCTATCTGATACTAAAGTTAATCTAGATGCTGTTGGCGCACCTGACATAACAGTAGCTCTAATTGTTCTTGCACCTACCGCTCCTGCATTCCAAGTAAACGTTCTGCCATCTGCAATGGTTGCAATTAGTATTTGACCAAAATTATCTAATGACCATTGTCCTGGAGATAAAATAACATCTGATACTGTTCTAGCTGTTCCCCAAGTTGAATTACCCCATAAATAAGTACCCCAACCATAACCAGGAGTTTGAAACGCGGGACCAACTGCTACGTATGGATTAACAGATACGGATCCTTGAGCCGACATTCCTGAACCTGTTTCATTTGATGCCATTGTAACTGTAAATGAATTTGCATTTGGCACTGTAATGACTTCATAAGCAATGTCATCAAAGTCAGCTGTTGTATATCCTGTCTCTCCTCCACCAGGTAATGATGTAGAACTAAATGTAAAATAATCTCCAACCTCTAGTGCGTGTGATGTTTTGTTAACTGTTACTGTTGCTGAACCTGTTGTTGATGAAAAGGTACAAGAAGTAATAGCTGCTTCTAATGGTGTAATGTCATAAAAGGCATCACCATAAAATAAAAATAATCCTTTGTGTGTTCCAATGGCTGCGTACTTCTCGCCACTAATTGCCGTCCACGTGTGCTGGGCTCGCGCGGCTCCAGGTAATGTTTTATCAGCAATAGTTAGTTGTCTCCAACCACCTATTTTCTCAGGTAAGCCGTATCTAAAACGAACAAAATCACCATCGATCCATTCGCCTTCTGCTCCTGATGCTGTAGTTTGTTTATTGAATCCTGGTTTAAATCCTAACTTTTTTAATGGCATAATATCTTATTATATATGCTTTTTGTTATTTTGATAGTATTATATTTTAATTTAGATTGGATAGCAAACTTAAGATTTTCCGTCTAATTTATGGATATTAACAAAACTGTCTGAGTTCTCGTTACCTATTTTACCTATAGGCATATAATTAACAGCTAATGAATAGCGTGTTTCTTTACTAGTGTGTAATAATATTTTATGATGAACATCGCTAGGAAAAATAATTAACATTCCATCAGTAGGTTGAAAAGCATAAGCAGAAGAATTCCAGATATTATTTTCTATTAAACTAGGTACAAATCTTTTAATGGAATAATCTATAAAACCAATATGACCCGCATCTTTAGGGGGTTTCATATATAATACGGCACTAATAAAACAATTATTATGATTATGATAATCTGAAGTTTTATAAGTTTCAGTTTTTGTAAACCAAGATCTTGTTAGTTGAAAATCATTTTTATATTTCATAATATCTTTACAATATTCATTCACATATTTATCAATGTCCTCTTTAACAAATTTTAAGTCAGATTTATTTAAAACATTTCTATCAATAGATGAATCAGCGTGTTCAAAAGATTTGTCATATCCTGCTGTAAACCAATTTTTTTTCTTTGCTATTTTTAATATTTTTGATGTATCTATGTTTGTTTCTTTAACATAAATAAGTTTACTAAATAATGGATATAATGCAGCTGGTTTGTTCATTTATCTAAAATAATATTCCAATCTAAATTTTTTACTATTTTAGTTATATGTATTTTTTTAATTTTATTCTTTTTAAGAAAATTATTTAATTCTTTAAAATCAACTATAAAATACTTTTCATCTATATCAAAAACTATTTTATCTGCTTTAGAAGTGTAACTCATTTCTTTCATATTATTTTTTACAGGTCTGATATCATATTTTAAGTTTTCATTTAATCTATTTTTTAAAACACCAGATACATTCCAACCTTGACTAAAATTATTGTTCCATTTTACATCTTCTAAATACTTATCTACAAATTTATCCATTTAATTTTTTTTTGAAAACCAAGATGGTAGACCTATGTGTGGTCTTTTATCATATATATTTTCTTTAGCTCCTTTTGTGGCACTATTGTTATAATGTAAAAATACTTGAACACATTCATTGCCTTTAAAAGGTTCTCTCCAATGTTCTAAATCACATCCTCTATAAATTAACATATCTCCTGGTTCTAAATCTACTTTAACACCTTTCTTCCCTTCTTCTCCTGAAGGTTCTAAGTATATTGGCCAAGGATCACCACCTAGATTTAAAGTGGTAGATATTTCACAACTAAATCTATCTTTGTGTCTAGATAAAATATCTCCTTTTTTATAAATTCTTAAAAAAGTATAGGATGGATTTAATTTTAAAGAAGTTTCTTTTTCCATTGTAGGCTTAATTTTTATCATTAAAGTTTCCATTGCAACATCTCCATAACATCCATAAGTATCTGGAACGTGATAATCATCATATGTCCCTAATATTCGTTCAAAAGGAGATACATATTTACTTTTTAAACAAGTATCATAAACTTGTTTTTTTACAGTTAAATAATTATATAAAAATAAAACTAACTCTTTTGAAACAACTTGTTTGACAACTTTATATTTATTTTTTTTAAAACTCATAATTTATATTTAAGGTTAATTATCCATTAATGCATTAGATGGTATAGCTTGAATATTAAAATGAATGAATCTAAAGGGTTCTTTACCGTGATCTATCGTAAATTCGTGCAACAAATAACTCGGGAATATCAAAAGATTTCCTGGTTCTGGATAAAAATGAACCGTTTCAGAGCCATAACAAATAATATTTTTCTTTAGTTTCAATTTTGTCATATTAGCAGCAGGTCTTGGATCAAGAAAAACAGGATGAGATGTTTTCTTAGAACATTTTAAAAAATAAAAACCACTAACGTGTTGATTTTGATGTTGATGAGCGTTTTGATGACCACCACCATTTTTAGAAAATTCTTGAACCCAGAAATCTGTAAACAATAATTTATATTGATTCATATCGTATCCTTGTTTAGATAAAAAATTCCAAGAAGTTTGTCCTATATAATTTATTAAATCAATAAAATTATTGTTTTTTAACAATGTACCTGAATGGTGACTTAAACCAAAACCTTTGGATTCTTTTATTAAAGAAGCATCTCTTTTTATAGCATCTTTAATAATTTTATCTGTTGCTTTAATTGAAGATTTTAAAAATTCTTTTTTTTCTTCAATATGTATTGGTGTACTAAAATGATTATAAATGTTCATATTATTTAAAAGCTTCTCCTAAATTCCACATTACTAATGAATATCTTGTTCCTTTTGTAACTGGTTGTACTCTGTGCCATAAAAAAGAAGGAAATACTACAACAGTTCCTTTAGGAAGGATTTCTTCTATAGTAACTAAGTGGTTTGATTCGTCTCTTAGATTTGGACTATAATCTCTAAAATCAAATTGTAATTCACCCCCTTCATACTCTGAACCATCAGTAAGTTGACAAGTCATAGATATTTTTCTTTGTCTATTATTTTTAAGTGGTTTAAAAGTATCAATGTGCCAATCATAAAATTGATTTATTTTATATTTTGTAAATTGACAAGATTCTGAAGCATCCCATTTAAAATTCCAACCTGCATTAACATTTGCAATATGAACAAACGGTTGAATTTCTTTTATAATCCAAGGATCATCAAGCCATATAACGTCTGAATTTCTTTTACGTTTAATTTCCCATATTTCTTTTTTTGATAATTTTTTTTTATCCCTAAGTCCTGTTATACCCATCATTTCAGGTTTTGAAAGAGCATATTTAACTACTTCATCACAAAATTTTGATGATAAAGCAGATTTAAAATACCAAAAATTATTCTCCAACGGTAACATAAGTATTAAATTGTATAAAATTTAAATCTGTTTTTTGTGTATTAGTTATAAAATAATAATTAGAAGCAGGAAACATAATAAATTTATTGTTTGTTAATGGAATATTCCATTTTAAATTTTTTTGTCTATTGTTATCATATAGTATTGTAACATTACAATCTTTGACTCGTACTCCATATAAAAGTATCCAATCAGCAGAT